CGGCCACGGTTGTAGGACTCGCGCAGGATCGGGGCGACTCCTTCATGTACGAACGCGCCGGTCAGCTTCCGCCACAACGGCACCCCCGCGAATACCCCAGCCGGGTCGATGTGTTTGCCCTGAACAACCTTCGGTTTCACAAACTCTGTGAACTTAGTGAACATGTCCATGGCTTTGCGGTACAGGGCACGTTCCCCGGCGATGATGCCCCGCAGAGCAGCTAACCGGGCGGTCAGCCACGGGTCACCCCCCGGTTCGCTGGGGGCCGGGGCGGCGGCAAGCAACCCGAACGGATCGGTCATGACCCGGGGGGTTTCTTGAGAATGTCTTTGATGGCTGCCCGTTCCGCTTCGCGGCGGCGGTAGGCCCGTTTCGACCGGGCGGCGTTGTTTGCTTCCCTAACCCGGAACGCGGTCTTGCGTAGCTTTTCCGCCCCCGCCTTGTTACCAGCCTTGTCAAGTTTCTTGGCTTCGTCTAGCAGCGTTTTGACACTGACTTGGGGTTGGTGGGCTGGCTGCACCTTCGCGGGCGCGGGCGTACGCGCGGGCGCGCGGGTAGGCGTGGAGGTCTTGCCGGACCGGGCGCCACCAGCTGACGGGGATGCCGCTTTACCGGCCACCTTCTTTTGCTGTTTGTTGCGGTTGCCGGCTAGGCCCGTCTCCCACGATTGACACGGGCCTTTGTGCAGCGGCGCCAAACAGAACTGGCAGTTCATCGTTTCCCGATACTGATGTATCCGTTAGACCAGCCTTCACCAGCATAGGTGTCAGCGATACGCTGATTGTCCCATCCGGCTTCCTGCCACGACTCAACTTCAGCCAACGCAATATCAGCCACCCGTTTATCGGGGTAGGCGAACTGGCCACCTGAGAAGGTGAAGGTGCCCAGGACTTTGCCGTCGCTTACTTGCCGGACTGCCAACATCATCAGGCACCCACCCCCACCAGTTGTTTAGCTTTTTCCTCAGCCCACCGTTTCTGAATGTCTTTACGACGGGCGATCATGGTGTCTGCGAATGATGACGGGAACCCGTGTTGGGTAACCAGGTCACGGATGGTTGCGTCACTCACCGACTCCAAGACTTGAACGGACTGTTCAAGTTCGTCGGGGGTGATGCCCGCGAAGATGGCCGCGTTTTGCGGGTTGATGGATGGGTCACGTAGCCCTGTCCACTCAATCACGCTGTCACCGAAGTTGCCCTTGGGTTGGCCCTGCGCCCGGTACTTCAATGCCCCGCCAACATCGATCCGGACAGGTGACCCATACAGGGAAACAATGTTGTCGTAGTTCAACCCGGCGGTGTCCCGGTTAGCTAGCCAGGCGTCGACAGCGAACCCCAGTTTGACGGTGTGCATATATACCGGGTCGGATGCCAGCCTGGCTTGAAGATCTTTCTCTGAGTGGTCGAGCCAGCGGGTAGCGGTTTGGGAACCGGACAGTCCGGGGGCACCAGAGCCTTGAACGACTTGCGGCACGTCGATGCCGGCAGCCTGGTAGAGGGCGGCAGCCAACGCTTCGTTGCGGGCATGTTCGTCAGACTTTTGCTGCTTCACATACCACTTGGTGCCGTCTGGTGCCTCATACAGGCCACCCGGGTTGGAGCCACCCTGCGGACCGATCTTCTTCATGTCGGAGAAGTCGCCACCAGCGATCAGCTTCGCCGGGTCAATGCCCGCCTTCTTCTTCTTCGCGATTTCTTCAAACGTCGGTGCCGCTGCCGCTGCTTTCTTCAGTGCGGCTTCCGCTTTCTTGTGTGCCTCCTTACGGCGTTGGATCTTGTTTTTCCAGCCCTTCGGGGCAACAATGTCTCGGTCGCCTTTGGCCCGCTTTTTGATCTGTGCCCAGCGGGTCATCATCTGCTTATGCCAGTCGTCGTGGGTGTCGACGCTGATTGTGTGGTAGCTGGCAAAGTCGGTGTGTGTTTGGGCTAGAACTTCGTCAATGTATTCGACGTCCCGTTTCGACAGCGGGTTGTCTTTCCATTTGCGATCTTTCTTGTCTTTCGACTCCGGGTTTTCGATGAAGATGCGGGCGAAGTCAGCGAACTTCAACCGGGGCGGCCCGTCGCCTTTCGGGTCATAGTCGGCTTGGACTGTCATATCAAAGGCCCGGCCGTGGTCGATGCCCCACACTTTGCCTTGGGCATCGACCAGGTAGTTGCCTGGGGTGCGGTCACCGTTGATGACCAGCACGTCTAGCAGGCCAAGTTTGGTGGCGTCATCCCCGGTTGGGATGGTGGTGACATGCTGCCCATCGATGTGTTCCATGTAAACGGTCAGCGGGTCGGTGCTTCCGCCGTATTGGTTGCCCCGTTGCATGGCGAGCGGGACTTGGGCACCGATGGCCCGACCCACGGCTGAGGTCAACACTTCAGCGTCGACTTGACTGACCGGCAGCCCTAACCCGCCGGGGCCGGTCTTGACAACCAGCTTGTCACCGTCGTTGGTTTCCGCAAGACGGGTTTCACCCATCTTCCCGCCCGGCAGCACGTCTGTCTTTTTGATACCGGACTGGACGGTTTTCGTGAACCGGGAGAAAGCCGACTCTTTGGCGGGGGCGGTTGGTGGTTTAACTACTAGCTCAATGTCCAAGACGTGGACGTTGGTGTTAATAGCTTGGCCGTCCAACGTGAGGTGGGAGCCGGGCTTTCCTGGCGGGTGGTGGGCTATCACCTTGTATTGGAGTCCACGCGAAAGCATGTATTCGGCTTCGCTTCCCCAGTCGTGGAGTTGAACTGCTGGCATTCCTTTCTTGCCTAGCAGTCGCATAACCACACCGCTGCCGAATGATTGGGCGGTGCTGGGGTCGGCACTGGTGGATGAGTAGCCGTGTTCCGTCCACGATGCCCCGGTCAGGTCTTTCTTTTGCCAGTCTTTACCGAATAGCAGGTGCGGGTAGTGCATTCCCCGCCACAGCTGAACGTCGGTTTTCAACGCAGATTTGGCTAGGGCACTGTCGATTTCCCGCACCTTGTCAGCGTTCTTTTGGATAACCGATGGGGCGTCCTTAAAGTCACCGCTTCCGTAAATGTTTTCTAGAAGCGGTGACTCACCATCGACGGGTGCGTGTGGGTCACCCATCTGGACCCGCAAATAGCTGTTGATGGTGGTGTAGCCAGAACCGGCATAGCCCGACAGGTCAAGGATTTCGTCATGAGTCAGGATCTTTTTACCGTGGGAGCTGGTGATACTGGCCGGGCTTTGACCCATCGCGTCGGCTTTAGCTTTGGCCTTCTTCCGCCGGTCCCGCCACGCCTGATACAGCTTCTCCAAGGTCGGGGTGGGCTGCTTATACACCAGCGCAACCGGATGCACCGGGGGCGGCGTCTTAGCGGCGATCTTCGCTTTGATAGCTGCCTGTTTCGCGGCGGCTTTCGCCTGAACAGCAGCTTCCTTAGCTTTGATCTTCGCCTGCTTCAACGCCTCCTTGATGTCTTTAGCGGACTCTTTCGATAGCTGCCCCACTTTGGTTTTCAACTGGGGCAGCAACGTCTTGATGCGGTTTTGGATAACTTTCGGGTTGGCGTTGAATCCGGCCAGTTCGTGGGTGAACGGACCGTATTTGCCGGTCTTCAACTCCTTAACAATCAGCCCCGTGATCTTGCCGTATTCGTTGCCGTAGTAGCCGTAGCCTTGGGTTGGGTCAATGCCCAACATGATGGCCATCTGCCTAATTTGGGCTTCGTTCAACCCGTCCTTGTTGTTCCAACTGTTCTGTTCCATTTGGCTGAGGATTTGCTTGGCCCGCCAGTCGGAACCGGACATGAGTAGAACACCCAACACATGCGCCACATAGTCTTGGCTAACCAGGTCACCGGGGATCGGCGGCGGCATGTAGTCGGTTAGTTTGTGGGGTGTCTTGCCAGGGCCGCCACCATAGCCATGGTTGTACTTGACTTGGACATATTGGCCTTTTAGGTGGACGTCGATGATCCGGTCAAAAATTTTGGGGATCGTGTAACTAGCTGGGGCCTTCGCACCCAACTGGTCAGCCAACTCCTGGGCCTGAGTCTTCGTCAACTTCAGGTCAGTCAAATACTGTTTCGCCCCGGCCGGGTCACCGACGTGAGCCTGTAGCACACCCAAAATGTTTGCCGACACGTCGGGGGTGACCGGGGCCTTCAACCCCGGCAGCATCGACGGCGGTACAGCTTTCGGCACTGGCACCTTCGGCACCGACTTAACCGAAGCCACCTTCTTAATCTTCGGTGACGTCAGGGTGGGTGCGTGCGGGGCGTGAATGTGTGGGGTGGTGACCTGTTTGATAGCCGATTTCCAGCCCTTACATGGGCCGGGGTGGACAGGGTTCAGGCAGAAGTCGACAGTGCAGTTGGAATGGAAATCCATGGCTGCCTTCAACGCCTTCCCCGGTTGCGCTTCGCTAGGGCTAGCCACATGCGCCTTACCCTTAACGATGATCATGTCTTGGGTGTCGCCGGGTGGCCTACCGGTAATTGTCGGCCGATCAACCACCATCAGGTCAACACCCGGTTTAGGTTTTTCGCCCGCATAGAAGTTAAACATGTTCGGGTCGGCTGGCAGTACATCTCCGGTGTGGGCCGGCATGTGCATTCCGTCTTTCGCCAATTCGGCGGTCAACAGGTCCACGACTTCACGATGGGTTTTGCCTTCATCGTGTGCGTCTTCTAACCGGGTCATCACGTCATGGAACCGTTGGTCTAATTGCTTGCCTAGGTCAGCGTGAACCCCGCCAGCCGAATCGGTTGGGTTGCTAATCGACTCGGGGGCGGGGCGTTTGATATGCGATTGGATTTCGTGGCTGAACGCTTTCGGGCTGCTTTGGTGTCCGGCCATTTGGTCGAGTCGGCTGGCTAGTTCAGCGAACCGTTTCATGCTGTCGACGTGCATCATGCGCGCGTGCGCGCGGGCGGCCGGGGACGCGAGGTTGGGTGCAGCCGGTGGGGTTTTGGGGTAGCTCATTGGTAACAGGTGTCCGCCGCCAGCCTGCTTCAACGTGGACTTCCACCCCTTGCATGGCCCGGGGTGCAGTGGTGCACGGCAAAACTGGGCTGTGCACGCTTGGTGCAGATTGACGGTAGACATCGGTTACTCACCGATGCGTTCGTTGTACGGCAGCTTGTCGAGCGTTAGACCTTCGGCAGACTGATTCCAGATCCGATCACGGGTGGTCGCCCGGTCCTGGTCATCGGTGCCTGTCTCCGGCGGGGTGCGTGGTGCACCACCGTTCGTTGTGACGGTCTCTGGTTGCTTCATCTGACTCACCCCCTTTCACTATCTGTTTGCTTCACAGATAGTGTACCATGTCCAGTTTGAGAAGTTGCTGACGTTTCTTTGACGGGTTGGGTTTCCGGTTCACGCACCCAATCAACCCGGTAGTCACACACCAGCCGATCCTTGGCCAGCCGAGACAGTTCCGTAGGCGACGGAGTTGTCATTGATCCACCACCATCACATCCAAAATTCTTCGCAGCGAAGTCGGGCCGGTGTCCCGAACCACCCTCAGCCGCAACCCACGTTTAAGGATGATCTCCTTTTCTGGGTTTGAGCCAGTCAACGCCCCGGTGCCTTTCGGAACCAAAATGCGTAACACAACCCCACCCTGCCCGTAGGAACTAGACACACCCCGTTCCGTGGAGGTGGACACGTAGCCGTGTTCAACCCATCCGGCCCCCACCATCGACTTGTTGGCTTCCGGCCCGAACATCACTTCCAAATCGCGTACACCCCGGCTGACAACAATGTCATGGGTGGTTGGTGACTTGGCCATAGCCGCATCCAAGTTGGTGATCATAAACGTGTGCGCGGCTGGGTCTTTCACCGACTTGGGGTCACGCAACCCGTTGTTGACCGGCTTGTAGGCGGTGAACGTGTACCGACCCAATGCCATCTGTTCATCGGCAGTCAACAAGGTAGGTTGACCGCCTGCACCCGGAATGGCCATACCGGCGGGGACAGCCTCAGTGAAAGCCCGTTCCCCGGTTAACGCTCCACCAACTGCCCGGTCAAACCCCTCAACCGTGATGGGCTGGTGAGGGGCTGGCGCTTTTGGGAGATCGGGACTCCTGCCGCGATGGCCGGGGAAATGTAGGCTGCCGCCGATCCGGTGATGCCAGCCCGCACACGGCCCCGGATGCAACGGGTTCAGACACAGTTCATGACAGTTGTCGTGCCCCACCAGCTGCAACGCGGCATCAATGTAGCGGGAGAACTGGGCGTAGGTGTGCGGTGCCTGATGGGCGATCAGCGAAGTGGTGTAGGTGGCTAGCATGTCCACCACCACATCCGGGTCCATGCCGACCCGTTTAGCCAACTCCCGGGCCGCTTCCCACCTGCCGTCAACCAGCCGGTGAGCGTCCTCCGGGGTCACTTCAATAACAGTGTGCAAGGCCATGGCCGGGATGTTCCCGAACTCGCCCCTGCGCCCGCGCGTGAGCAGCGACTTGCCGGCCAACTCCAATGCCCGACGCACCACCAGGTCAGCACCGACGAGAAGGGCTGCTTCTTGGGCGGGGGTTTGGGTATCGGATGGCATGTCCGGCAGTGCGTTCGGATCGGCTGTCTCCGGCGGTACCTGATCGGTGGGGGCAGCTGCCGGGCCGCCACCCAACACACCTGACACATCCCATTCCACGCCAAGGGCAGCTTGAATGTCTGGGGCAGCCAACATAGCCGGCTGAGCTTTGATCACTTCAAGTGCGATTTGGCGGGCGTTCTCATCTTCGGTCGGGGCGTCATCCTCGGACCAGTTGCCTGCCTTCCGAACTGTGTCCGCGCCAACAATGTTGTTCAAATACAAGTCGAGGGCGTCTTTTTGCCGGTCCGGGCGGATAGCCAGAGGGGATGTGTCAAACCAGAATGTGAATTCGTCTGGGTCCTGCTTCTGTGCTTTCAACGCAGGTTTCAAATAGCCCATGGTGAGGGCGTCGGCGATTCGGGTGAGCATCGGCTCAACCTGAAGTTTGATAACCGATTCTTCAATCTGCCATGCCGACCAATGGTTGCTGTCCCCTTGGCCCAACAGGATCTCTGGGGGCACGTCTAAAGACAACGCTAGACGGCGGATGGCAGAGTCGCGAAGGGCCATCGTTTCGCCTTGAAGCGGTGTTTCAAACGTCTGCCATTTGATGTCTTTGATCTGTTCGCCGGACACCTGAACAATGATCGGCACCAAGGCGGAAGCGCTGGCCTGGTCTTTGATGGATGCTTCCATGGCCCGCTGTAGCGTGAGCATGAAGCCCTGCGCGCCGGGCGGGTCATCCGGTTCGGACGGGAACTCGATTTCTTCCGGCACGAACAGCACCCCGGCACCCGACAGCCGCGAATCGATCTGGGCGTTGATCTTTTTGGAGAGTTGTTCTATCTCCCGCAAGATCGGCAAGGCGGCCCGGACGGAACTGTCGGCAGCGTCGTAGAACCGTGGGTGGGGCGTCCAACACCTGATGATCAGATCCTTTTTGGGATCTAAGGTGTAGAGTCCGCCGCCCCAAACATGGGACCGGCGGACTTGGATACCGGAACCGGTCATCCGTACTTCGCTACTGGAAACCACATACCAGCGGTCTTCTTTAGCGTTGTCGACTGCCTCAGCAACAATGTAGGAGTCGCCGGACACATACAGTTGGGAGCCTAGGAGACGTTGCGCTTCAGCCTTTTGTGCCGGTGACCCGAACGCTGTTTCAGCGATCATCTGTAACTTGGGGTCTTTTACTTCTTCCCCAGGCTTACCATTCTTATCGATCTTGGCAACGTAGAGGCGACAACGGGAAATAGCGGAAGCCATCCAGTTCGATGCGTACCGCAGTTCACCGCAGATGTCGTATTGGCGCCACGCTTCTTCCTGCCAACGCTGATCCCCCAGACGGAACATTTGCCAGCTGGTGCCGTCCATTGACAGTTGGGAAGCGGCGGCAACAATGGCTCTAACCCGGCTGGGTTCCGGGGGGGATTCGGTACGGCGGGACAGCATACGGGCCATAAGTGGGGTTACCTCCCGACGCTGCTAATCATCCCTGTCACCTGCGAGAAAGCCAACCACATCGCAGGGATAAGAGTAAGCGGCGAAGTAGGGCAGTAATACCACAACACGGCGGCAAGGGGGGCGACCCAAATGGACATACACCACTGACAAACCAGAAGGTAAGGCCAAACAGATTTACAGTCTTCTTCCGGATCAGATCCACACCAGCGGCGAATCAGGGCGGTTCTCTGTTTCTCTATCAGTTTGTCGCTGGTGAGGAAGCCGGTCACCCGGGCCACGGCAAGTGTGTAGATGATTGCGGTAAACCACATGCGCTCAGGTTAGGTCACGCGCGGGTGGGTATGCGGGGTGGCATGTTAGCTATTGTCGCGGCGGTGTGTTTCCTGCTCGCTTTGCTCCACGCCCATTTGGGTGATCTGAATCTTGTCACCTTGGGTTTGCTGTTTTTGGCGTTACATCTGGTGTGGCCCATCGTCCTGTTCGGCCGTAACCGGGTCGGCTAGGTTCCCGAACCTCGCGTTTAGCGCTTCCATCCCTTTATCGATGTGGGCTAACCGGCGGGAGTTGCAGGGCTCACACCACAGCCACCAAGGTCGGGTTGGTGACGGTGGTTCATCACAGCGGTGGCCGTGGGTGCAGCCTTCATACCGGCCATCGCAACGGCATCGGCTGAGCGTCATGACCCGGGGATTTGGGTATGGTTGCCGGCTTCCTGCCATGCAACTACGTTGTCTCGGGCCACTCCGATAGCGGCAATGTGTTCGTCGGGGCTGCCGTGGGCACGGCAGAGGGCTTCGTAAAGGTCTAGTAGCCGTGGCAGTAATTTGTCTTGCGCCCGGAACACCATTACTGGTTCGTCTTCCCCGATTGGTGTCTTGCGTACTTTCTCGACGGTTACTTTGCCGTACTTGCTGTCGATGCCCATCGTTTCTCCTTACGTAGGGTAGTGATCTTTGGGTGTTGGCCCGGGGACTCCCGGCACCCCTACCGCTCAGTAACATTGTTTGTGCTGGTCACAGCCATCGGACCAGTTACAGTGTGTGACTGGCTACCACCTATCCCCGGTTGGCTACAGCCAAAAACGCTGGTTCGTCAATCTGAATCGTCAACAACTGAGCGATCATGGCATCCACATATGGCAGCCGTTGACCATCCTCCCCGTCCATGCGCGGGTGCGCGCAATACCGCTCACCGGTACGTGTGCCGTCCTCGGCCAGCCCGTAGACGTTGCGTTGGTAGCCGTGCTCAATCTCGTAGAGTCCGCCAGCTGACCCACATACCCGGATCACTCTCTGGTCCCTGAAGCGGGCTTGTTCAATCTCGGGGAGTAGTCGCATCAGGGTCTCAATGGCGCGGGCGCGGGCGGCTTCTTGTTGGGCAGCATCGACCCGTAGGGACGGGGTGAACCTGTCCGGCCGGGCAGC